AACCCTGGATCTGCAAACGGCGCTGATGCAAACGAAGTTCCGCCAAAAAACATAATATAAATCCTTATAAAGGATGCAACGGGTGGTATGTGGTGGTGTCCGTTGCACCCATCATAAGGTTATATCACTATAAAATTAAAGTATCAACTCCGTTAATGACGAATTTGATCCAATAGCTCCTTTGTAGAAAGTATTAAATGCTAGACTTACTCTAGTATTATTACCTTTCTTGGTATCTACTTGGTGTGTAGTTGATGATGGAAACATAACTAATTGACCTGTTTCAACAGGGAACCACCAAGAAGAAGAGTTCCATATATTATATTTATCTTCATCTATTTGAGGAGATATTTGATGATATTGTTTTGGATTAAAAAATTTAATATTATCATTATCTGAATTAAAATATAATACACCAGAAATTATTGAATTAGGGTGTGCATGTCGATGATGAAATTGATTTTCTTCTGTATAATTTAACCAAGATTGAGTGATATAAAGTTCTATGTTATTTTTAGGACATATAATTCTCTCTAAATAATCTTTGCAAGCTGCATCTAAAAACTTCTTTATGTTTTTAAATTCTTTCCTGTTTAAAATGTAATTATCTTTTGTATTAATATTTCCTTCATTTTTAGTGCAATGTTTCTTTTGTTCTTCTGCAAATTTTAATTCTTGTTTTGTAAAAGGTCTATCCATATTTGTCATATAAATAGGTATTGGAAATAAATTATGAATTGTATATTTTTCCATTAATAACACCAAGATACAAATGAGTATCTTACTCCTTTCTTTACTGGTTTAACTAAATGCGGGTATAAAAATACAGATGGAAATACAATTAAATCTCCAGCTTTAAATTTAATTTCATAATCATCAAACATAATAAATTCTCCACCTTCATAATCATCATTTAAAACAGCTACAATACTTAAAACTGGAATACCTCTTCTCTCTCCTGTAAATAAAGATTGAATGTGATCACAATGTTTATCCATAATCTGATCTTTATTATACCTATTAAATCGTATTGGACTAAAACCTTTCCAACCATTAAATGCCTCTCCACCTAATTTTTCTATTACGATATATTTTTCTAATGCTTTCCAAGTTAATTCATGTAGATCTTTTAAATAAGTTAAATTAATTCCATAACAAATATCAAGTTCTTTATCTTTATTTTTGTTCATTTCAGTAAAAGTTATACTGTGTGTATATCTATGTTTTTTCCAAGTATTACTATCAGATAATTCTTTTATAGATTTATCTATAATATTTTGAGGAATCCATTTATCTAAATGTAATATATAATCTTTTAAACTTTCTTTCATACCACTTTTTTAAAATACTTATAAAGTATTATTAGGAATTGTCAATTAAATCCCATGTTTGATTTTGTTCGTTCCAAGAATATCTATCAGGTATTTGATTGTTGTCAATATCTGTTAAATTTTGTGTATATGTTATAGGTTTATCAACTGGTGCTTCCCATTGGCAAGTTGTTTCATTTAATGTCCAACTGTTAAAAGGTTTTGGTGGAATAAAAGCATCTTTAGTTTGATCATATTTCCAACCAATACCAGCAAAATTTTTTCTAAAAGGTGTGCCACCTGTTAAGTGTTGTCCACCTATAGTGTTGTAAGAAGTTTTTTTCCAAACATCTTTTGTACCATAAAGATTGTTTAAAAAATCAACACCAGCTTGTTCAGTTGTTGCAATATCGTTTGAAACTATTTCAACTTTTTCAACTATATTTCCAACTCCTAATTTACAAAAATGTGCCATTATGATGTATAACTCCCTGATGAATTAAATGTTAATATTGTATCTGTTCCATCTGTTGAAACAGTTGGAGAACCTGTTGTTGTGCCAGAATAATCTGCTGTTGGCATACGAAGAATAACAACTCCACTTCCACCATTTCCACCAGTTTGAGGTACGGAACTTCCTCCTCCTCCTCCACCACCACCTTTATTGGTAGTACCATCTGTGCCATCTGCTCCAGGAGAACCCCCACCTCCTCCACCAAAAGGAGTAACAGGTGTATCTCCAGCACCTCTATAACCATAAGCACCACCACCTCTACCTACTGATGTTCCTGTTATAGATGAATTTAAACCATCTCCAGCCTCATGTGATGCACTTTGCCCAGCACTACCAGCACCACCTCCACCACCTCCAACATTAGCTGGACTTGGCTGACCACTACCACCATCAAAACCTTGATTAGCTGTACCAGAACCACCAGAACCACTATTTGCTCTTGAACCTCCTCCACCAGAACCACCATTTTTTCCAGTATTATTAAGTTGTGAAGCACCACCTCCACCTCCTGCAGATGTAACTGTTGTAAATCCAGGTGCTGATATAGAACTATCAGAACCAAATGAACCTGTACTTGGCTGACCAGTAGCTTTAGCACCTCCAGCACCAACTGTTACTGTAAAAACTGTTCCTGAAGTTGTACTAAATCCTGTTTCAGAACTACCACCACCACCTGAAGATTCTGTACTATAAGAATTTCTATAACCTCCAGCACCACCTCCTCCACCAGCATCAAATCCACCACCACCACCACCAGCGATAACTAAATAATCTATAGTATATGCTTGTGGTGTTTTTAAAGACACATCATCGTCTGTAGTTGGAATCCAACCTTGAGTAGCACCAGAGTATACTATTTTAACATGTTGACCATCAGTATTATATTCTGGGTTAGGAGATGAGTTTCCTTGATAGTTTAAACTATTTGTATTTAATGTAATTGCATTTGTTCCCCATGTTCTTGCATAATCTGCAAATTCTATTATATCTCCAACACTTGCTGATGCTGGAAGTGTAACAGTACAAGCATTTGAAGTTGTATCAATCCAATAGCCATTTCCAGCTACTGCTGATAAAGTTGTTCCTGTAACAATACTTGATTGCCATTGAGTACCACCGCCTACAAATTCTGCACCTGCAGCAACTTGTACAGTATCCCCAGATTTACCAATAGTAATAGTACCAGCACTCTCGTTGATAATATTATTACCGTCTTGGTCCTGAATTGTATCTACTTTAATTATACTAGCCATATTATACTAAATCCCATGTTTGGTTTTCTTCGTTCCATTGATATCTTTGACCATCTGTAGGATATACAACAGGTGCTTCCCATAGACAAGTTGTTTCGTTTAATATCCAAGATGGATAAGGTTTAGGTGGAATGAAAGCATCTCTGTCTTCGTCATAAGTATAACCGATACCAGCATGATTTTTTCTTAAAGGTGTACCACCATTATCATGTACTCCACCATGAGTATTAAAAGATGTTTGTTTCCAAATAGCCCAACCTGTTAAATTAGTTAAAAAATTTATTCCATTAATTTCTTGTTCAACACCATTACTATCATGTAAAACTTCATTGACTACTGATTGAACTTCAATCACTTTTCCATTTAATCCTATTTTTGCGAAACTAGCCATTATGCTGTGTAACTCCCTGATCCGTTAAATTGCATTATTGTATTACTCCCTGATGTTGTAACTGTCGGACTTCCTGTTGTTGTACCAGAATAGTTAGCAGTTGGAACACTTAAAATTACTACACCTTTTCCACCTGCTACACCATTTATTGAATAAGGAGCAGTATCATTTGAACCACCGCCACCACCGCCTGTGTTAGCTGTTCCAGGAACACCTTGTGATTCAGTAGAAGTTGCTGCATTTCCTCCACCACCAGTTCCTCCAGCTCCACCTGATGTTCCTTGATAAAGTCCTCCTCCACCTCCACCAGCATAAGTTACTGATGAACCAGTTATTGACGAAGCTGCTCCATTTCCACCATTTCCTCCTGCTGTATTAGTTCCATTACCTCCTACGGCACCAGCACCACCTCCACCACCAGAACCATAACCAGGAGAAGCAGGACTTCCATAACCACCATTATTTCCTTGAGAAGGACTTGTGCTTGGAGTGTTTCCAGAGCCTCCAACATTTTCAGTTCCTCCACCTCCTGAACCACCATCTCCACCAACGTATGCACCAACTCCACCACCTCCACCTCCACCAGCAGAAGTAATTGTTGTTAATCCTGAACCTGAAATTGAAGATGAGGAACCTTGAATTCCTCTATCAACTGTACCACCAGCACCACCATCTCCTACTGTTACTGTAATTACTGTTCCAATATTTGCTGATTGAGTTGATGTTCTAAATCCACCACCACCACCGCCACCGCTATATCCTAAACCAGAACCACCACCTCCAGCTACTACTAAAAAATCTATTGAATAAGGAGGTATAACTTTATTAGCTGCATCATCATCTGAATTAGGTATCCATCCTTGAGTAGCACCAGAGTAAACAATATTTACTGATTGACCATTAGTGTCATAAACAGGATTAGGACTTGTTGCACCTTGAAAATTTAAACTGTTTTGATTTACTGTGACTGCGTTAGTTTCCCATGTTCTAGCATAATCTGTAAAAATAATTTGATCTCCAACAGAAGCGGCAGCAGGTAATGTAATTGTTATAGCGCTTGATGTAGTATTTACCCAATATCCTTCACCAGCTACTGCTGTGAAACTAGCTGTCTTAATTGCGGATTGCCATGCTAAACCTGCTCCTTCTAAAGTAGCTCCAGATGCAACACTAACTGTGTCTCCTGAAGCTCCCAATGTAACAGTAGTTCCTGATTTAGAA